CGGGGGGGGGGGGGGGCCGACCCCCCCCCCCCACGGCCCACCCGGCATGTCGACGGTGACCGCCACGGCGCCGCCCTACGAGGAGACGGGGGCGGCCAGCGGCACGCACCCGTCGGTGACATCCGGCGGCGCGATGGTGGTGCGCCGGATAAGGTACGGCTGGTCTTCGGTGATCGGGTCGATGAGCGGCGACGGCGCGCCCGTCTCATCGGCGATGACGTTGAACGGGCCGTCTTCCCACGCGCCACCGGTGAAGGTGTTGAACGTGATTTCGGAGGCGTCGGTGTTGTTCGAGGAGTTCGGCGCCGTCGCCCAGCGGCCGTGCGTGTTGAACGGCCACAGCAGGTATGCCCACTCCTCCGCGCCGGAGGGGCACACCGCGGAGTTGCGGGCGGTGGCGAGCGCGGCCCAGATTTCCAGCGCGAACTTGCTTGTGCCCCAGTTCCTCGCCGACGGCCGGTAGCCCACGAAGTCCTGAGTCTGCGCATCGACCTCCACATAGGAACTCATAGTCATGAGCTGGATGATGGGGTCGATGTCGTTGATGGCGAGCGTGCCCGACGTGTATTTGTAGGTCGGGTCGGTCATGTCGAAGAACTGGGAACGCCCGTTGTCGCACGGGATGTTGAATTCCTCGGGGTCCTCGAACTGGTCTTCCCACGTGTAGGACACGTGGCAGTCGCGAACGTAGTAGGTGCACCCGTCGGGGTCCGCGGTGTAGGCGGGGACGCCGCAGGCGTCCAGCGCGGTCCACCGGGTCCGAACGATGTACCGAGGACGGAATGTCCGGTTAGCCATCGGAGCCTCCCTTGCGAGCGTTGCCCTTCGCGGTGTAGAGCGTCATGAGGTACTTGACGGCCGATGAGTCGTCCACCTCCACGCCCGACACGTTGCCCTTCACGATGCGCACCGTGGCCTCCGGCGCGGCTTCGAGGATGCGTTCGGTGAGGTCGGTGATGGACACCCACGAACCGTCGTCCTGTTTGGACTCGATGATGATTGCCATTACGCGAGCACTCCCAACGTGATCCGGGCCGTGAAGCATTCCCACGCGGCGATCCAGTCGCGTTGCCCGACCATCTTGTATTCGTTCGTGGTCCTGTCGAGCGCGGCTTCGGCAGGCGGAATGAAAGCGGTCCCCGAGCGCCACAGCACGAGGAGCCCGGTGACGTATGCCTGTGTGGTGAGCCCGGCGTTGGGTGCGATGACCGTGCCGAGCGGGGTTCGCCACACGCCCGTCGATGACTCGCGGGTGATCTGCGAGCCGTCGGCGAGGTGCGCGAACCCGGCGATGGGCATGTGAATCACGGCCGTCGGCCCGTAGCCTTCGGTGACGTAGGCGTGGTTTTCCAGGGCCGAAACTACGTCCACAATGGTCGTGCCGCTCCCGAGGTCGTCGGGGGTGGCGGCGGCGAGCTGTGCGGCCACCGCCCGCTCCACGAGCACGTGTTCGGAGGCGTCGAGCCGGTCGCGCATGTACCGCTCGGCGTCGGCCGGGCTGATGCCGTGCGCGGTGCACTGGAACGTCCGGGACACCGTGAACGCGATGCCGTCGACAATCGAGAGCGGCCCTTCGGCCACGTTCGGCGGCGGCGTGTCGCAGTCCGGCGCGAGGATCGCGCCGCCGGGCCCGCACCACGGGACGGTGTAGGCCACGTCGACCAGGCGGCCGCCGTCGGGCATGTCGAGCGGGCCGACGGCGGCATTCAGGATGGAGTATCGCCGCGCCGCCACCCCGTTCGTGGGCGGCGCGGCGAGCGCGAGAGCTGGCGCGATAGGCACGTCAGTAACCCCCGGTTAGGAGGTGGTCCCCGGGCCGTCGCAACCGCACGCGAACGGGTTGATGGCGACGGTGTAGAGGCGCGACAGGTTGCACATTTTCAGTGCGCTCCAACCGTCCTCAACGAACAGGGCGGTGAAGCTGTTGGACTGGAGCCCGGCGGAGTCGTAGATGGTGTCGAGTTCGATGACCGGGAGTTCGCCGAGGACCCACGTACCGGCCGGGTAGGCCACGAAGTCGACTTCGGTCGGGAGCGCGTCGAGCGGCGTGGTGCCGCCGGGGAGCCCGGTGGCCGGGCTGGTCACGTGGGCGTCCTGGAACCCGTACACGAAGTGGACCGTGTAGCCGATCTTCGCGAACTGGGCTTGCATCCACGAGTCCGCCTTCACGGGGTCCTCGATGGCGCGGCGGCGCATCACGGAGGCGCGGAGCTGTTCGAGCGCCCACGCGGGCACGATGGCCTCCCATTCGCCCGAGAGCGACATGTAGGAGTTGTACTGTCCGTCGGTCTTGGCGACTTGGAGCCCGTACATGAACGACTCGAACGCGCTGTCGTCGTTGCCGCTGTTGATGATCGTGGCCGCGCCGGAGCCGGACGCGATTTGGTTGATGATGCGCGAGTTCGTCTTGTGGAGCTTCACCGCGAGCGCTGCGGAAATGAAGCTGTCGACGGATTCTCCCCACGCGCGGCGCTGGAGGATGTCGGCGGTGATGCACAGCCAGTCGACGTTGAGGCACGTGGTGGTCGCATCGAGGCAAGGCACCTCCACGCACGTCTTGGTGACGCCCGTTTCCAGTTCCTCGCACGTGGCGGTGTTGTCGCCGACGGCGGTGAAGACGGTGGAGAAGTCGAACCCGGTGGCGAACTGGATGGAGCCGCGGGGAATCTGGCGCGTCGGGAGCACGAGGCGCCCGTCAAGCGACCACTGCTCGCACAGCGTGTACCAGGATTCGGGGTGGGCGCACCACGCCGCGATGAGCGTGTCACGGGAGGTGCCGCCGATGGCGGCCATGCGACCGGCCCGGAGCTGGCGCACCCACTCGTCTTGCGCGGCCGCGGCGATGAGCGCGTTGGCTTCGGCGTCGTTGACGGTGAACTCTTCGACGTGCGCCGAGTCGCGCTCGATGCGGGCGACGGCGTGCCGCTGGTGCCCGTCCGAAAGCGACTGCGTGCGACCGGAGGGGCCGAAGCCGCCGCCGGGGACCGGGGCCATGACGCCCGCGGCGAGGTTCGGCGGCGTGGGCTTGGTGAGGAGCACGGGGCCCTTGCCGCCGCCGGGCGACTGGACGTAGCCGCGCAACCGGCCCTGGACGGCGCCGGACAGCTCGGCGAGGTCCCCGAGGCGCTGGCCGTTGGCGTAGTTGCCGAAGTCGGCGGCGGCCACGAGGACGGGTTCGTTGATGACTTCGGGGGTGTCGGTGCCGACTCCGGCTCCGGCGAGGTCAGCCACCGAAGGCGCAGCACCACCGCCACCGCCGCCGTTCGGCGGTTCCGGGGCCGGGGGGGTTTCGGTCTTGATGCGCTCGGCGACGTTGTTGAGGAGGAGTTCCACCGAGCGGAGCACGGCGCGGGAGTCGTCGGAGCCGCCGTCGTCGGAGCCGCCGTCGGGGTTGTCGTCCTCGCCGCTGTCGGCGTCGGCGTCGGCGTCGGCGTCGTCGGAGGCGGGGGGGGCCGTGAGGGCGGCGAGCGCGGAGCGGGCCGCGGCGGCGTCGGCGTCGGTACCCGCGAGCGCGGTGAAGGATTCGGCGTTCTCGTTCGCCCATGCCACGAGCTGAGTGGAGTAGGCGATGTCGTCGTTGGAGAACGTCTTGTTCTTCGCGAGTTCGGTGGCGGCGGCGCGTACGGCGGCGTCCCACTCTTCGAGCTGTTCGCGGGTGAAGTCCCCGAAGTTGTCGGGGCGCACGAGCTTATCCATGACGGATGAACTCCATTCGTGATGCGTGTTGGACACGGGACGGTGAGCCGGTCGTCCCCGCTGTCCCAGGCATCACGAGTCGGGCTACCGCGAGGGTAACACGTGCCTCCCCGGACGTGAATACGTCAATCTGTCGGATTCACAGAATCGGGTGTTTTGGCCCGATCTAGACACCTCAGAAATACTCACAAAATAGGGCATACGTTACTTATGAGAACAATGATTCCCACAAGTAGCGTCCGGGAGTGTCGTGACACGAGCATGGGCCCCTCGCACCGACACCAGGGGCCCACACGCGTTCGGGTCAATCCTTCGGGTTCGGCACACCGAACAGTCGCTTATGGAGGTTTTGGCAGTATCCCCACACGTCATCACTGGTCATGTCCTTCGACGGCACCTCTTGCATGACCTCGCGGTGACACCGCGTCAAGTCCCCGTCGGTCCCCCACTTGATGCGGGCGCCCCCGGGGCCGATGGTCCAATAGCGTTTCAGCGCTTCGGCGTTGCCGTCGCCGACGGCGGCCACAGTATCGCCGCCGTCGGCGCTGGCCGCGGCGCCGGACACCTCCGCTTCGGTGTTCGCGATGAACGCGAGCTGTGCACGGAGCCACGCGGCGTTGTCGTCCCCCGGTGTCGTCATGGCTTACACCTTCGGACGCTCACGCGAGTTGATGGGCGCCCCGGTGGCGCCGTGCTGGCGGCGGGCCACGATGGCGTCGTAGTGCGTCTTGCGCACCACCTCTTCGCCGGTCTTGGGGTCCACGAAATACCAGTCCTTTTTCTGGCAAGACGGGCAGTCGTTCACTGGTGTCTCCTTACTTGCGGGTGATGGCGGCCAGCGCCGAGCGGGACGCGGCGGCGGCCAGGCTACGGCGGAGGGTGTCGGCTTCGCGTTCGCGTTCCAGTTCCTCGCGCACGAGGCGGCGCACCGCGTCGTCCGGGTCGGCGATGTCGGCGGGGCCGGTGGCGGCGATGAGGGTGAACGCGGCGGCGTTGTGCTTGGTGCGGTGGGTGAATCCGGGCTCGGCGTGATCGAGCGCGAGGACTTCGATGAGTTCGGCGCCGGTGCCCCACGGGCGCCAGTCGCCCGACCACACGCGGCGCTGCAAGACGCGGGCGGCGCCGTCGGGGAGCGCCGGGCGGAGGATGCCCGCCACCCACACCGACCCGGCCTCGTTCTCCCCGATCATCACATCGGCGACGGTGGCGCACTGGTCGTAGTGGGCGATGGCCGCCGCGGCGGAGCGGGAGCCGGGGCAGTAGTGGTCATCAATGACGCCGCCGCCGTGGCAGGTGCACCCGGAGCCGACGGTGCCGAGCCCGGTGGTGACGCGTCCGACTTCGAGGGGACCGGCGGCGGTGATGACCTCGTATCGGTTCGCCACGCTGTAGTTCGAGGGGGACTCCGGCGGCGTCACGCACGAAGCGGGCCACGAGCGGTGGCAGGCGGCCCGGTTGGTGAGGTGCCCGAAGATGCGGGCGCCTTCGATGCGGTAGCCGGGCTGGTAGCCGTCGAGCGCCGGTTCGGTGAACGCGTCGGCCGGGAGCGGTTCGCGGACGGTGGCGACGGCCGCGGCGATGAGCGCGGCTTCGGCCTCCTCCCACGGAGGGGTGAGGTCGGTGTCAAGGGCTTCGTTGATGCGCTCGTAGAGGGTATCCACGGTGTCGCGCAACGTTTCCTGTTGCTCCTCGGGGATGTCCGCGCCCCCGCGGGCACCTTGCAAGACGGCAGCCACAGCGATAACGCCCGCGGGGACGACGGTGAATTCGCCGTCAATGATGTCGGCGTAGCCGAGCTTATAGGCGCCCTTGGTGTCCGGGTCGGCGGCGTCGTCGCGGTACAGGAATGCGCCGCCGTAGCACTCCCATGCGCCGCCGTCGGCGTCGTCGGCGTCCACACCGCAGTGAGCGGCGACGCGCTCGGCGGCGGCGGCGCCATCCCACGGGTGGTCGCGGGGCGCCACGGGGAAGTCGGGCACGAGGTCTTGCGCGGCGGCCACGACTGGCATATCCGCTGGCATATCTTCGGCGAGTTCGTCGGGCTCGGTGGGGTCCTCGGGGAGGAGCGTGATGGAGGTGCCGGTGAACCCGGGCATGGACACGAGCGTCACGCCGGGGATGTCCGCTTTCACCACCGACATCTCGCCGTCGCCGTTGTCCATGACCTCGATGACGGCCGGGTCGACGGACGGCCATATGGCGCCTTCGGCGGCGAGCGCGATGGCCTCTTGCACCCACGGCTGTACGCGCTCCATCCCCGCCCGGCCGTCGAAGAACTCGCCGGTGGCGGTGATCTCCGCGCCCTCCTCCTCGGGGATGTCGACGGTGTAGAGGTTGCCGACACGGACGCCGCCGTGGTGGGCGGGCACGTTGTCGGGCTGGTAGAACGCCGCGGCCGGGAGTTGCATGGCCGACCACATGGCGTCCGCGATCATGTTGCCGCGGAGGTCGCGGTAGGACTGGCCCCGGCGCCCCAGGACCATTGTGAACAGTCGGCCCATGATCGTCTCCTTACGCTCGGCGGGCAATGTTGATGTTCTGGCCGGGCCGCACGAGGATCGTGGTGCATCGGCACTGGATGGTCTCTTCGGGGGGCCCGAGCGGGTCACCGGGCCACCGCAGCATCGAGGGCGGGTCACCGACGGCGAACGCGCCGTCGAGCGCGGCGCGCTGGCCTTCGGCCTTGCGGTGGGAGTCGCGGGTGCGGGTGTCGAACGTCGCGACCCATACGCGTTCGAAGGCGCCCCCAAGTCGACCAGCGGTCCACACGTGGCCGTCGTAGCGGCCGCCGTTGAGGGCGGCGAGGGTTTCGGTGCGGGCGACGACGGTGGCGCGGTTCTCCCAGTAGGGCGTGCCGGTGGTGTCGAAGATGCCTTCGATGATGTCGGCGAGGTCATCGCCGGAGGTACCGGTGTTGACGGCCTTCGCGACTTCGGCTTGCACACGGGCATAGACCTCATCGGCGACGCGCACGAGGAGGTTGCGCCGCTCCAACGCGCGGGCGACGGCGAGCGCCCGGCCGTCGAGCGAGTAGGGCTCGCCGGTGACGCGCTCGAAGCCGTCTTGCATGGTGTCGGTGATGTCCTCGGTGGCGTATTCGGTCATCGCGTCCCACCATGCCGAGCGGAGCCCGGGGATGACGGTGGGGTCGTAACGCGCTTCCCTCGTGCGGTCGCGCGCGAGCGTGAGCCAGTCGCGGAGGAACCGCCAGAACGCTCGGAACATGCGCGCCTCCGCCTTCGCGGCGTCCAGGAGGGCGGCGAGGCGTTCGGGCATCCACGGGTCGGGGCCGCGGCCGTTCCACACCGGGGGTTCATCGGGCATGGGAGGCTCCGGTGAGGCGGGCGAATCCGAGGATGGCGCCGAGCGCTTCGGGCTCGTGGTCGCGGCCGCGCACGATGAGTTCGACGGTGTAGGCGTTGAGGGCGTTGGTGAGCTGGTCGGTGTCCACGTCGAGCCCGGCGGCGAGGTTCGGAACGTTGTCCCACACCCCGGCCAGCGCGCGTTGCGCCTGTCCCTTGTTCGGGGGGGTGGTGAGGGTGGTGTGGAGGCGGGCGCGGTCGGCGCCGCGGGGCCACGTCTTCACAAGGCGCCCACCCGCGTATTCGAGGGCGCGGTGTACGGCGGTGTTCGCCAGGACGGTCACGGCGGCGTCGTTGGGGAGCTGGGCGAGGAGGGACGCGGTGAGCGTGTCGGCGCCGGTGGGGGCGTCGGAGCCGTCGCGTTGCTGTGGGGGCCCTTGGACGGCGCGGGGCGTCGGCTCGACGGCCGGGGCCGCCGGTGCGGGTTCGGGGGTGGTGGTGCCGTCGATGATGATGCGTTCGTTGATGTCGAGCCCGGCGAGGACGCCGAGCGGGCCCGCGGCAAGCTCGGGGTTGGCGAGCACGAGTTCGCGGGCAAGGCGTTCGGCCTTTTCCTTCTTGCCGGGGGCGTCGGCGTCGGTGAAGTCCCCCGCCTTCAACGTGGCGGCGTCGGAGAGCAACCCGAGTTCGCGGAGCTTCACGGCGTCGCCGAAGCGGTCGGCGCGGACGCGGAGCGGGGTGGTGTCGAAGGCGTAGGCGTATTCGTCGGGGTTGAGGCTGGTGGTGGTGAGGCCGGGCCGGAGGTAGACGGTGGTGATGCTGTCGGCCATGCGTGAAAGCAACGGCTCGTAGTGGGTGGTGATGGTCTCTTCGGCGATGCGCCACAGGTTCCAGTGGTTCGTGTTCCCGGCGCCTTCGAGGGTTTCCACGGGGGCGTCGAACGCTTGTGCGAGTGCGCGAATCTTGCGGTCGGAGAGTTCGCCGAGCGCGGCGGACAGCTCCGACCAAAAGTTGATGAGCTTGACTTTTTCGATGTCCTCGCCGGGCACCTTGAGGATGTAAGGGATGATGCTGGACGGGTGCGAGGGGTCCGAGATTACTTCTGAGGCAATCTCAATCAAGTCGTCCATGAGGTCTTGGACGGTGCCGGGGTTGCCGTCCTTACCGGGGAGCGTGAACGAGTCGGGCACGAAGAGGATGCCCGCACCAGCCAAGCGCGAGTCAAGCTCGGCCGACTCCCGCTTTTTGATGGTGTGCAGGATATTCAGGTCGGGGATGGCCGCCCTAAAGGGACTGTCGGCCTCGCGGGAGTGCATCGGGTGCGGCGTCCACGTCCGGGACACCACGTCGCGGCCCTTGCGCTTGTCGGTGCCGGGGTCCAAGACGGCCTCGCCGCCGCCGTACATCGGCGGCCGGTCGCACAGTAGCGACGCTTCGGAGCCGCCGCCGCCCTTCTTTTTCTTGAAGTCGAACGGGCTCACGACGTACCAGCGGTCGCGCTCCCCCTCGCCGCGGGCGCCCTCGCCGACCTGGAAATACTCCCCGCACACGAAGAGGTTGAGGGCCGCCAGGCGCACGTTTTCGCGGCGCCGGTCGCCGGTGCCGAACGGCGACGCCACATAGGGTTTCAGTGCCTCGTCATCGGCCTCGCCGAGTATTTCGCCGGTGTCGGGGTCCAACTTCGCGATGTAGAGGCGGCACCGGCTCACCGCGTTCGCGACGGTGTTGGCGACGAACCGCGCGGCCCCCACCACGTCGTAGAGGCGGTACGCCTCCCGTTGCCACTCCGCGGGCTTGACTTCGAGTTTCGTGCCGGGGCGGCCGTACATGGCCGCGCTGGCGGCCACGATGGACCGGGCCGTGGGACGTGCCGCCGTCGTGCTTCGTGCCATGCCCGCCCCCCGCGTCCCCGGCTTACCTGGTCCTAGTGGCGAGCATACCCGCCGCGAGCGCAAGGGCGGCAATCACGAGGAGCCATCCGATTACGGCGGAACCGGGATAGAGGAGCGCGATGACAACGGTGAAGGGGCCCGCGGCGAGCGCGTCGAGCCCGGCGACGGCGCCCGCTACCCACACCGACACGCACCATCCACAGTTGATGAGGATGGCGATGGGCCGGGTGATGCGGCGGCGGTCGGCGCGCTCGGTGACCCACACCCGGGGCGTCTCCGTGATGGAGTCGGTGGTGACGAGTTGTGTGAGCCGGGCGGCGGCGAAGGCGGCGAAGGTGAAGGCGATGGGGAACGCGAGGAGTTGCGCCCACAGCGGGAGTGCGGTCATGGGACAAGCGTACGGCCCCCGGCGGATTCGCCGGGGGCCGTCGGTTCGCGGGTGGGTTACGCGAGTTCGTTGTGCTGTTCGCAGTAGCGCACCGCGTCGTCGTGGTTAAGGAACCACTTGGTGACGTTGTGGTCGATGTGGATGCCCTTGTGGAGCTCGACGCGGAACCCGTTGTCGATGGGGGTTTCGGACCACTTGGGGTGCATGAACAGGTGGATGATGTGGTAGTTGCCGGTGTCGCCGGTCGCGATGTCGGCGGGGCCGTCGTGGGTGATGGTGCGGGTGAAGTCCAGGGCGGTCATGAACTCGGTGTAGTGCGGCATTTTCGTACTCCCTTGTTTGCGTACGAGTATCGTATCACGCGGTTCGGGAGGCACGAACACGGCCCCCCACCGAAGCGGGGGGCCGTTGTCTCATGTGCTGCTACTGGGTGCCGCTCCACCGGCCGGGAGCGCGGGTTTCGTTGCCGCGCGGCCCGAGTCGCGGGTCACCGAACGGCATTTCCCACGGTGAGAGCACTGGCGCTTTCGGCGGGTGCGGTTGGATGTCGGATGCCCGCAAGTTCGGGCGCGGCGCCTCCGGCGGCCGGATACCGGCGGTGTCGTCGCGTGTCACCAGCGGCGCCTACGGCTTCGGCTGGACGGGGTTCGACGGCGGCGGCTTCGGTCGGTCGGTGGGGCGTCCGGTGTCGGTGCCCGGCTTCGGGTGCGATCCTGCGCCAGCTCGATACATTGCATACTCCCTTTTGTTGTTTGCGGTCATAAAACATATCACGCGGGCGGTGCGGTGACGCACCGCCCGCGCCCGTTCACCTTGCGGCGACGAGCGATCGAATGTGGCGCTTGGCGCGCTCGGAACGTTCGGCGTAGGGGAGCGTCATGGGGTGCCCGGGGGCGCCGGTGGTGTCGAAGATGTCGGGGAGTTCGGCGATGCGGGCGATGGTGCCGACCAGTGCTTGCACTTCGGCGGCGACGTGCTCGGTGAGCGCGGCGTCGGCGTACTCGATGACGGCGCGCTGTGCGCGGACGGCTTCGGCCCACAGGATGTCGGAGCCGGGGTTGCGGGTGCACGCGCGGACGGCGACGGGGAGGTAGTCGAGCGCGGCGGAGAACTCGGTATCGGTGGTGAGGGCGGCCATGGCGGACTCCTAGCGGTTGCGGCCAGCGCGGCGGGTGACGGCGGCGGTAGCGATGATGACGGTGGCGGCGTAGGCGCCGATGATGGCGAAGGCGGTGGGGTGGTCGGTGATCGCGCCGGGGATGGCGGCCACGAAGTCGAAGAGGTGGGACCACGTGGTGGTGATCGTGTCGAGCATGGGAACCTCCCTTGTTTGCGTATGGGTATCGTATCACAAGGGGTTAGGGGGCCGCGTACCGGCCCCCTCCGATCGGATCGCTACGACTTCAACAGCTTCGCGTCCTCGCACGGGTACGTGACGCCCGGGTGATCCGGGGCCACGAGCTTCACCAGCTTCGAGCACGCGGCGCACACGATGAAGTCGCCGCCGCCGATGCGGGCGTTGATGGGCCGGTGGCGCTGGGCGATGGCGTCGAGCTTCGCGCGGTACTCCCGCGCGCAGTCCTCGCACTGGCCGAACGTGCACGAGCAATTCGGGTTCGACGCGATGGGCGCGAACGACGGGGCCTCCGCATCGGCGGCGGCGAGCGCGTCGGAGGCCATGGCGGCGCGGTCGGCGTCCTCACGGGCGGCCAGCGCGGCGGCGGCCGCGGCTTCGGCGCCGTGGCGCACACACGTGGTTTCGCCGGGCTCGGCGTCGGCGTAGCACGTGAACACGGTGCACTTTCCGGCGGCGGCCGCCGCGGCAAGGAACGTTCCCCACGCGTCGTCGGCGGCGAGCCGGTCGGCGGCGGCGCCCGTCTCTTCGAAGCGGTCGGCGGCCACCATGTATGCCTTGCGGGCGTCGTCGTAGGCGGGGAGCGGCGTGCCCTCGCCGTCGCCGTGCACGGTGGCCGTCCACCATGCGGCGCCCAAGCGGGTGTTGTGCTCGACGTGCTCGCCGCGCTTGATGCACGGGTAGCCGATGCCGTCGACAGTGGTGCGCTCGCCGCAAGCCGTGTCGTCGTCCTCGATGTCGTCGCGCAAGTCGTGCTCGGGGCAGTAGGCGCGGTAGGGGTCGGTGGTGTTCTCGCACCCGAAGATGAGGCACCGGTCAATGGCGTCGGCGGCGTCGCGGTACCGCTCGTAGGCGGCTTCGGCGGCCGCGTCGGCGGCGTCGTCGGTGACGGCCGCGGCGCGGTCGGCGGTGTACTTGGCTTCGCGGTAGGCGAGTTCGTAGGCGCGCTGGCGCTCGTGCTCGGTGGGCTCGGCGTCGGCGATGGGGTCCACCCATGCGCCGTCGCCGTCGGCGGCGTCGTGGTCGAAGAACTCGAAGGATTCCACGGTGTCGTAGGCGACTTGGCGGCGGCGTCCGGTGATGAAGGCAGCGACCATCGCGCCGTCGGTGCCGGTGCCCGCGATGGTGCCCGTGATGGTTTCGCCGCTCGACGTGTAGAGCTGGACATCGGTTCCGGCCGGGAGCGCGGCGAGGGCGGTGGCGTAGGTGGGGGCGGCCGGGGCCGCGGGGGCGGCGTTCTTGGCGTCCTCGATGGCGCGGAGGGCGGCCCGCTCGCAGTTCTTGCACAGCTTGCGGCCGGTGGCTTCGCATGAGGCGCGGGCGTCTTCGAGGGCGGCGGTGAGGTCGGCATTGGCGGTGAGGATATTCATGCGGTGGGCGGAGCGGGTGAGGGCGCTGCAAGCGCTGTTGGCGTAGTAGCCGACGACGCCGGTGGTGGCGGAGTTGTCGGTGGCGGGGCCGGTGGTGCGCTCGGGGATGCCTTGGATGTGGGTGGTGGCCCGGGTGGCACAGATGATGTACGGCATGGCCTAACCTCTTTCTTGTTTGCGTACTAGTACTGTAACACACTGGGTTGAGGGCATGGCACCGGCCCCCCACCATACGGTGGGGGGCCGGATGTCCAGGGCTTACGCCGCGGCCACGAGCCACGCCCGAGCCGCGGCGCGGCGCCGCTCGATGCGCTCGCGCTGGCGGTTCGCGAGGGCCCGCCACTCGCGGCCGGAGCGCCGGAGCCGTTCGGGGAGCGGGGCGGCGTAGGCGGCGTAGTCGTATCCCACCAGGCGCCCGTCACGGCGGGCGCCGTTGAGTATCCCGGCGAGGAGCACGGTGCCCTCCTCGATGCGCTGTTCGATGGCCGAGTTGCGGGCGGCGTCGGCGTGGCCGTCGCGGGCGATGTCGGTGAGCGCGTCGGCAAGCTCGCCGACGGTGCTGAGGAGCCGCCACGTTCCGGCTCCGTTGGCGGTGGCGAGGTTCGAGCGGATGGCGCCGATGTGTCGCCACGCGGTGATCGCGTCGGCGTCGGCGGCGGCGAGGTGGCCGATGGAGCGCGCGCCGCGCGGGTACTCGTGGAACAGGCGGTAGTAGCGGAGACCGCCGGAGCCGAGCGGCCAGCGCGCGGCGGAGGCGATGAGGTCGGCGATGTAGGCGTGGTCGTGGCCGCGCTGTGCCAGGAGCGCGCGTTCGGCGTCGGTGACGCCGAGCGTGGCGAGTCGGGCGAACTGTGCGGAGGTGGGGAACCTCATGGGTGTGTCCTTACTGGCTAGAGGGCGTTGAGGTGGATAAGGGTGTAGCGGAGGCGTTCGAGTTGGTTGTCAGCGTCGGCGAAGCGGCGCCGGATGTCATCGAGGCGTTCGGGGGCGATGGTGATGGAGTCGAAGGTGGACGCGGTGGTGAGCGCGTCGCGGAGCCGTACGTGGTCGGTGACGGCGCGCGGGAGCGCTTTGAGTGCGTGCTCGGCGTGCATCCGCTCGGCCGGGTCGGTGAGGACGGCGGCGGCGGCCACGAGGTCGGCGTAGATGTCATCGGCGACGGCTTTGATGGGCAACGCGATGGCGTCGAGCACGCCGCCGGAGGGCGGGAGCCGGTCGGCGGCCGCGGCGGCGCGGATGTAGTGGTTCACGAGCATGTGGTGTTCCTTCCGTTCGGGGCCCGGCGCGGGATGCGCCGGGCCCTGGTGGGCTACTTGGGGTCGGTGACGCCGAGGAGTTCGGCGAGCTGTTCGAGGGGGACGCGGGCGGGCGCGCCATCGCTGTATGAGTCGTAGGTGAACCCGGAATCGGCCCCGAACCGGGCTTGCCACGCGGTGAGTGCCTGGTCGTAAACGCCGCGGAGGCGTTCGCGCTCGGCGCGCTGGTGTTCGCGCTCGGCGGCTTCGGCGGCCTCACGCCGGTCGTAGGCGGCCACGACGGGGCGCCAGCGGCCGTGAAGCTGGCGCGGTTCGATGACGGTGAGGCGCGCCCCGCCGGGGGTTTCCTTCGCGAGCGCGGCCACGGTCTCGGGGGTGAGGGTGTGGGGGTCGTCCAGGCAGGAGAACCACAGTGCCATTTCATCGGCGGAGTGGTCGCGCTTGTCGGTGTCGTAGGTGGATTCGGCGACAAAGGCGAGGAGTCCCCACCACTGGGAGTCGTACGACCCCCCGCCGCGGCGGCCGGGCCGGGTGGCCTCCGTGCGCTTCCACGTGTGGGTGTTGTTGAAGCGGTGCACGGAGTGCTCCCACAGTGTGGAGGTGTCGAGCACGATGGCGGCGCGGTAGCCGCCGGAGGCGCCCGCGCGGTAGGCGAGGAGTTCGCCGGTCTTGATTTCCTTGCGTTGCATGGTGATCCTCTCGGGTAGGTGGCCGGGCGCCCCCATCGTTGCGCCCGGCCGGGTGCGGGTTTAGGCGGCGAGCGCGAGCATGTGGCGCTCGACTTCGGCCAGCTCGGCGTTGAGCTGTTCGAGTTCGTCTTGGCGGGCGGCGAGGGTGCGGTATTCGGTGAGGTCGGTGGCGTCCAGGAGGGCGCGGGCGGCGGCGACGCGTTCGAGGGCGCGGGCCATGGCGCGCTTGTAGTAGTCGGTGGCGTCGATGCGGGCGGCGGCGCTCGCGGCGCGGGAGACTCGCGCCTTGGCGACGGCGGCGGCGCCGGGGATGAGGGCGTAGGAGCCGCGGGTGATGACCTCGCGCACTTCGTTGCCCCAGCGGTCGCGGGCGCCGGTGATGCGCCAGGCGATGAACCACACGCGGCCTTCGCCGGGGTCGGTGGTCACGTCGGCGATGACGCGGCGGCCGGAGTTGGGGGTGGCGAAGTAGGTGCGCGTCCAGGAGTGGGGGCGGTCGGTGGCTTTCCAGGGCTTCGCGGTCGCGATCATCGTGGCGGCTCCATTCTTGTTTGCGTTTGAATAGCGTATCACGGGGGAGGTGAGGGGGCGCACCGGGGGTCCGTCGACCGGAAGGCGTGTTACGCTAGCCTCACGCAAACAAGAGAGGTTCCATCGATGAAGGTCTCATTTCACCAAGGCCCCAACGGTGTCGGCGTCGCCACCTACAACACCGACTGGCACGAGCGCGACGGCGTGCGGTTCTACCGCTCCATCGCCGTCGAGCGCCACTTCACCCGCACACCGATGATGCGGCGCGAGGTGAGCATGTACCGCATCGTTGTCACCGAGCACCGCGCCGACGGCACCGCGCGCACCATCCGGCCCGGATACGGCATCCACACGTTCGCCGACGCGCTCGACGCGCTCGGCGCCGAGCTGCAAGCCGCCATCCGCGACGGGCTCGCCGCCAAGTCCGACTTGGAACGCCTCCCCATCGCGTAAGATCACCGGCGGTAATCGACGCCGAAGGGGCCCCGGAGCACAAGCCGGGGCCCCTTCGCTGTGCCCGCCAGCGCGGCCGTGGAGGGCCGTGCACGGCGAAGCGCCCCCGGGGATATCCCGGGGGCGCTGGCGGTGTCTTAGAGGGTGACTCCGGCGCTTTCGAGGGCGTCGAGCCACCGGCGGTATGCGGCGCGCTCGCGGGCGTCGGATGAGGTGTTGTAAGCGCACGCCCACAAGCGGTCCACGGTGAAGTCCGCGAGCTGTTCGCGGGTGCCGGTGATGCGGAGGGAGCCGCGGGCGCCGCCGGGGGCGGTGTGGAGGCCGTCGAGCGCGTCGGTGTCGGCGATGATGTCGCGGAGGGCGGCGGGGAACGTGACGGTGACGGTGGGTTCGGCGTCCACGGGCGCGGGCTCCTCTTCGACGGCGGTGGTCGTGGGGCGGGGGAACTCGCCGTGAAGGTAGCGGACCCACAGCGCCCACGCGGCGGTGTCGGCGTCGGCGTTGCCCATGCCCTCGCGGCGGAAGGTGTCGCACAGCGTGGAGTAGGTGGTGGGGTCGGCGCCGTCGTGGTCGGCGAGGGCGTGCACGAGGGCGATGCGCTCGGGGGTGGCGGTGTCGGCCGGGGCTTCGGTGCCGACCTCCGGGGCGTAGTTGAGCGAGTAGTGGAGTTCGAGGGCGCCATACATGGCGGGGTCGTGCTCGGCGAGGGCTTCGATGGCGGCGCGGAGCTGTGCTTTGTTCATCGTGGAGCGGCGGTTGATGTGGGCGGCGGTGGCGAGGCGGTAGAGGTCGGCGCGGGTGAGGGCTTCGAGGTTCATGGCGGTCGCGTTCATGGTTTTGCTCCTTCGTTGTTTGCGTACGAGTATCGTATCACGGTCGAATCAGGGTGCCCGCCGGGGGGGGTCGGGCGAACCGCGCCTCAGTCGTCCCCGAGGTGGTCGGGGTGGCCCGCGTTGTGCCGGGGGTGCCAGTACCAACCGCGGACGCGCCGGAGCGGGTCGGCGCGGTATTTCAGGTGCCCGTCATGGTGCGTGAAGGTCCGCTCGAAGCGCACCGCCGCACGCTTGGCGTGCGCCGCGCTCGTGTAGTCGGCGAACTTATACGCCATCGCAGAGGGCCGCGTGCCAGCGCGGCGGACGCGGAGGCTCGCGCCGTTGCCGTAGTCGATGATGGAGTATGTCCAATCGCGGGTGGTGGCGACGGTGGCGAGTCCGGCGGTGGCCCATTCGATGGGGTCGGGTGTGTCGTGGTGTTCCACGGTGATGTCCTTTCATGTCGCGTGCGGCCGGGCCCCTTCGCGGGGCCCGGCCGGTGGTGGCTACTTGCCGTTGTCGATGACCACGACGTTGCGGGAGAACCCGCCATCGGTGCGTGAGCCGGTGCGGTCGCTCGGGATGGTGTTGCGCGACGGCTCGGGGATGGAGACGCGCACGAGCCCGACATAGAACCCCTTGCGGGCGTTGGTGGCGCGGGCCCGCGCCGGGTCCTGCGCGCTGGATTCGTTGAACCATCCGATGATCCTCGAATCGGGGTCGTCGGATTCGAGGATGGCCCACGCGTAGCCGTACTTGGTTTCGAGGTACTTGGCGGCCACGAGGTTGCCGTCAAGGTCGAACAGCGCGTGATAGTCCCACGTCCATCCGCGATCGGCGAGGGTCGCGAGGTGGTGGTAGCGGTTCGCCATCTGATTCGCGGCCCACTGCGACAGGAAACCATCGGTGTCGGAGCGCTCCTCGGATTCGATGCGGCGCGCGTGGCACTCGCGGGCCCGGCCGCGCCAGTATTCGGCGCTTTCGGTGTCGGGCGTCAACGGGTGGGCGTCGGCCGGGTCGGCGGCGGGCTCGGTGTCGGCGGTGGTGTTGAGCGTGTGCGCGAGTTCGAGCGCGGCGAACATGCCCGGGTCGGTGGTTTCGAGCGCTTCGATGGCGGCGATGAGCTGGGCTTTGTTCATGGCCGAGCGGCGGCGGATGCGGGCGGTGGTGGCGAGGGTGTACAGCTCGGGCCGGGTGAGTTCGTGAAGGTTCATTTCAACATCCCATCTTGTTTGCGTACGAGTATCGTATCACGACGTTCGGAGGGCATGAACAGGGGCCCCCACCTTCACGACTCGGCGGGGGCCCCGTCTCGGGAGGCAAGCTCTACACGGTGCCCGTCATGGTGCGGCGCGCGGCGTAGCTGGCGGCCGCTGTGCGCCGGTCGCGGGCGAAGGCGGCGGCCATGTCCGCGCGGGCGCGGTCCAAGCGCGTCGCCAGCGCGGTCATGATGTCGTCGGCGACGGCGGCCGCGTCGTCGCCGATGGGGGCGGCGAGCGCGCACCGATGGCGCATGTAGTGCGGGAGCGCCACGAGGAACGCGGTGTAGGCGGCGGGGGCGAGCCGGGCGACGCCGTAGCGGGTGTCGGCGCCGTCGGCGACGGCGGCGGCGCGGTGGACGTTGCCGAGCGCGTCACCGGCGCCGGTGAAGGCGCCCACGAGGCCGCGGTGCGCGGACTCGGTGTCGTCGAGCGCCGACAGGAGCCCGATGGATTCGGGGTAGAGCGTGATGATGGCGAGGTGCGCGTCGAAGCGCTGGACATCGCACGCGGCGAGGTAGCGGTCACGCGCGGAGAGCACGGTGTCAGCGCGGGTGATGGCGTCGCCGTAGCGGGTGAGCGCGGCGCGCATGGCGTCGGCGTAGTCGCCGTGGTTGGCCGGGTCGGTGCGGCGGGTGTGCATCCGGTCGATGAAGTGCTTTTCGATGACGGTGAGGGCGGCGTCCAGCTGGGCGTCGGTCATGGCCTCGTGCTCGTGGCGTCCGCTGGTGGCGGGGCCGTCGGTGGTACGGGCGTTCTGGGTGCGCACGATGGAGGTGAACTCGCGGCGGAGGGCGGCGCCGTCGTCGTCGTGGCGGTCGGCGAGTCGGACGGTGGGCGCGGGTCGGCTTGCGGTCATGTCGGGTTGCCTACTTTCGGTTGGGTTCGCGGATGAGGATCGTGAGGCCGTCGGCCTTGACGGTGGTGCCGAAGGCGAGGACACGGGCGGCGGCAACGCTTTCGGGGTCGGCTCCCTTCTTTTCGAGGACTTCGGCGGCGGCCGCGCGGGCGCTGTCCAGGTCGGGGAACTCGGCATAGGAGGGTTTGTTCAGCGTCTTGTAGCGCGTGTACGCGTTGCCGTATCCGCGGGCGTTGCGTTCGGCGTCGGTGGTGGCCGGGATGACCACGAGCGCGACGGGGCCGGTGTGCGCGGCCGGGGCGAGGTAGTCGCGGGCGAGAATCGCACGGGCGGTGTCGAGGCTGTCGGAGGCTTCGGCGAGTTCGGTGGCGCGGTCGGAGACATCGAGGGTGATGGACAGGAGCGTCCGGTGGTGGACGCTGGCGAGGTAGGTGCCGAAGGCGTCGCCGACGGTGCCGCCGAACATGGCGGTGAGTGCGTTGATGGTCCGCGCGAGGCGTTCGGCTCCGGCGCCGGAGGCGTAGGCGTCTTCGATGTCGTCCAGGACCGACAGGAGCGGGGCGGCGCCGGGGTAGGTGACCAGTGTGCCGATGTAGGCGGCGGCCCGGCCGGTGGCGCTGGTGGCGAGTACGGCGGCGCGCCGGTTGTCGTGGAGGTTGGCCGCGATGGCGGCTCCGGCGTGGCGGTGGTACTCGTTCACCGACCAGGCGAGAGCGTCGTGGAACTTCGCCTCCACACCCCGGCGCGCAACGGTGTCGGGGGCGATGCGTGCGAGTGATTCGATGATGCGTTCGAGGGCGCCACGGCGGTCGGCTTCGGTGTCGTATCGGTTGGTGTGGGTCGGGGCGAGGCGCCCGGGGTGGGCGTCGCGCATTCCCTCGTGGGCGATGTCCTGGATTTCGATGAACAGCGCTTCGACGGCCATGTGTGCGGCCGGGGTGAGCTGGTCGGTGTCGCTCATTGGTGAGCCTCCCTTGTTTGCGGACGTATATCGTAACACGACGCTGGTGGGTTCCGTGAACCGGCCCTCACCCGAGCGGGGACAGCCCTTGCCGTGGCAGGCGGGCACCGCGCGAGGGCCGCGAGGCCGCGGCCGGGGCGCCCCCGGCGGCATCGATCCAATAGGCCATGACCACGGCGTCCCCGTAGTCCGGGCTCCGGCCGAGCCGCTTGATGAGGTCTTCCTTTTTCTCCATACGGAGCTTCGGCGGGATGCCCGTGAGCGGTTCCAGCATCTTCGGCGTGGTGAGGTCGGCGGTGAGCTGTTCGTGCGGCGGGAGCATGATGGCGGCGCCGGTGTCGGGGTTCAACAGCTCGCGGAGGTGCCAGTAGGCGGCCGTGCGGGTGTTCGCGAACCCGAACGAGCGGTCACCGGTGCGGCGCTTCGTGGACGCCGACCCGGTGTACTTGATGACGCGGTAGCCGAGTTCATCGAGCCGCGAGGCCACACCCGACCCCACCCCGATCATGTCGACGGCCACCGGCGCCGACTTCACCTCCGCCTTGCGCACCGTGTTCTGTACCTTCGCCGTCACCCCCATCACGGAGTTCCCTTGCGTGTAGACGAGTTCGACGGTGTGCACGCCGACGCGGCGCGCGATCACGGAGGCGTCGGCGCCGGTCGTCGCCACGTCCACGCCGTACGACGGGAGGCCGTCGGCCACCGGGCTCCCGAGCGCGGCCCACGCCGCGAACGCCTCGTGACCGGTCGGCACGTCGGCGACGGACTTGGGGCGCCCGGCCGCGCGCCAGGCGTGCCAGCGCTCCATAGCCGCCTCCACCCACGACAACGGGATGATCGCGTTCTCATCATCGGCGGCGAAGTCGCCTTCCACCTGTTGGCGGTACAGCGCCGAGTCGGTGCCCCAGTACTGCGCGCGGCGCTCGACGGACGCGAGGGACACGCGCCCGGCGGCCACGGCGTCGGACTTCGTGACGTGCACGGCGCGCCACCCCGCAACGCGGCCCTGGTGAATCTGGTAGAACCGCCCGGCCGGGGGGCCCGGGGTGGAGAGCGCGAGCACGTATTGGCCGTCTTCGCCGGTGAGCGAGCCTTCGAGCGCGTCGAATATCGAGTCGGGCACCGACTTCGCTTCATCGATGATGATGAGTAGCTGGTCGGCGTGCGCGGATTCGATCATGTCGGGGTTGCGGGCGACGGCGGCGAACGCGGAGCCGTGCGGGAGCTGGATGGCCGCGGTGAGGAGTTCCCGTTCGGGCCGGAGCGGGAGGTAGAGGCCGCCGACGCGGGGCGCCCACTTGTGGACTTCGGGCCACAGCGCCCGGTAGAGGTGCCGGAACACGCCCGCCGTCGTCAGAATCTTCCAGTCCTGGCCGAGCGCTTCGCGGGTGCGCGCGAACCAATGCACCGCGGCGCTCGCAATGGTCGTCTTGCCCATGCCGCGGGGGCCGCGGACGGCGGCGCGGCCGTGCTCGGCGAGCGCGTCGAGCACGTCGAGTTGGTAGGCGGCGAACTCGCGGCCGGGCGGCATGGTGATGCACTCGCGACAGAACGCCGACGGGCGCGCGGCGTACAGCTCGTGGCGCTCGCGGGAGGCGGCGCCGCGGACGGCGGCCGCGCGCGCTTCGAGGTCGGCGAGGAGTTGCAACCGGCCGAGCTGGGAGCGCGCGAGTTCGAGGCGCCTATGGAGTGTCTGTTCCATCGGTGTCCGCTTGGGGGTCGTGCTCGGCGAGGAACGCCGACAGCTCGGCAATGCGCGTCTCCACCGCGTCGAAGCTGATTTCATGCTTGACGGGCTGGTCAAGGCCCATCATGCGGGAGCGGTGGGCACTGATCTTGAGTACCGTCTCGATGGCCTTGAGTGCCACGGTGGGCTCGGGGAACGCGGTGTGCTGCCACGCGAGCGTCTGGAGCGTGTCGAGCCGCGCCAGTTCGACGCGGCGGGCGGTGTCGACGGTCTGTTCATTCTCCGCGGTGATCGCGTCGAGCGCGCGGTGGTAGTCGGCGTTGGCGTGCTGGCGGGAGCCGTAGCCGAGCGCTTCGGCGATGGTCTGGAAATCATGCCCTTGCAGGCGCATCTTGAGGTTTTTGGTCTGGCGCTCGCGGCGTTCGGCTTCGCGTTGTTCGCGTTCGGCCTTCGCCGAGCGGCGCGCGCGCGTGGATTGGCGCTTGTCGCCGCCCATGCCCGAACCTCCCTGTACGTGCCGCGGCGTCGCTCATGGGAAAACGTGAGCGACGTGTGGCCCATCGTACCCGGATGGCATGTAGGGGACCTGGTATGCGGTCACTACCAGCCATGTGTTACGGTACTAGCGCGCAAACAAGAGAGGAGTTAGTCATGTGGACTAGCGAAACGCAAGCCGAGTACGCCGACGCCATGGAAGGCATCGAGCGCGAGGAGTCCGGCCCCGGGCTCCTGGTGCTCATCGACGCCGGGGAGCTGGACATGGACGCGTTGGCGGCCCTGTTCACGGAGTAGACGACAGCGCCCCCGGTGTTTCGATCCCGGGGGCGCTGTGATTCAACTCTACGCACGGTCACCGTAGCGAAGCGGCCCCGAACCTTCCGGTTCGGGGCCGCTTCGCGTATCGGCTACTTGTGGTGCGCGGCGCGCGGTGCGGGCATTCCCGCCGCCTGCCACTCGGCGACGGACTCCAAGTCGAGCCGCCACACCCCGGCGCCGTCTTTCTGGCCGTCGATGAGTCCGGCGTTGACGGCGCGCCACACGCGCATCTTCGACACCTTGAGGTCGGTGGCGACGGTGGACAGGTCACCGGAGGGGCGGCCGCCGGGGTCCGGGTCACCGGCGCGGGCGTCCTCCCACGCCTTGAGGGCGTCCAGCGGGTATGCCTTGATCTTGCCGTTCGGGGACATGGCGATGGCGTCGGACTCCTCGCCGAGGAGCCCGAGCCCGGCGGCTCGGCGCACCTGGTCGGCGCTGGTGCCCGGTGTCATGCGCGCCCACGCGGCGGGGGTGGCGTAGTCGCGGCCGCCGCGGGTCACGATGCCCGGCCGGGTGGTCGTCGTGGCGCTCACGCGGTCACTCCTCTCATATGTTTGGGGGACTTCATCGTATCACCGGGGGTTCGGCCCACTCGACTACTACCAGCGCATCGCCCCACTTCCGGTCGGCGTAGGCGTCGAACGCGACCGTGATGACCACCTGTTCCGCGTAGAGGTCGGTGAAGAACGTGGCGTTCGCCTCCGACGACGCGACCACGGCGGCGCGCACCCACCGGCGCACGGCACGAGCACGGAAGGCGTACCGGCGGGCGAGTCGCGGCGGGAGCGTGAGGTTGACGGTGACCGTGGCCGAATGGCCGTAGCGGACGTGCCCGAGCATGGCCGCGAGCGCGGCGGCGTAGCGGCGGGCGGTGCGCCGCCTCGTGCGGCCCACCAGGAGCCACCACCACGGTTCGAGGCCGGGTACCGGGAGCGCGGCCGGGGCGACGGCCGACAGGGCGCTCACGACGTTCTCCCGAGGTGCGCGAGCCACGCGTGGGCGTGGGTGAGCCGGTCGTCGGCGGTAACGAGCGCTCCGGCCCGTGCGGACACCTCTACGGGGTTGCCCGGCTCGGGGTCGGTGGCGAGGTACAGGAGGGCCGCCGCGCCTTGCAGCGCGAAGCTGGCGGCCTTCGCGTAGGCGTTCTGTTCCCGGGAGGCGTTGTCGTGGGCGACGGCGCCGATGAGGTCGGCGAACACCGACAAGATGGCGGCTTCGCCGCTGGTGTCGCAATTGGATACGTCAACCAAGTCGGCCCACCCGCGGGAGAACCGGGCGCGGACGCCATCGGTGCCGACTTCGGCGGTGCCGTGGTCGACGGTGGAGCACGTGAGGTCGGCGAGGCGGAAGGCGGTGGCCCCGGCGAGCACGATCGTCCCGTCATAGGCGTCCATGGTGGGGTCGGTGACGGCGGCGACTTCGAGCGCGGCGAGCGCGGCGGCGAACTGGTTGCGGAGAGCGGTGAAGTTGGCAGGCATGATGGTCCTTCGCGGTAAGGGCGGGGCCCGGCGCTGTCGGAGGCGCCGGGCCCCGGTGTCGAGCGGCTAAGCGTTGAGTTCGTCCCGGATGCGTTCCCACTCCGGGAGGCGTGCGGCGAGCGATGCGGCGCGGTGTTCGTCGCCGTCGCACCACTCGGCCACCTTCGCGTTCACGAGGTCCCGGAGGGCGCCCACCTGGCGGCGCGTGATCTCTTCGGCGTCGGCGAAGTCCACGACGCTCCCCCACGCGCGGATGAGCTTCGTGTCGGCGCCAGCGGTCATGCCGCCCATGGCGATGTCCTCGATGACCGCGCGGAGGGCGCGGTAGTTCACCCCGTGCGTCACGTTCGAGTTCTTGCCGAGCGGGTAGGCGTCCACGAGGGCCCGGAGTTCCTTGGTGTGGTCGGCGAAGGGACCGCCGTCCACGAGGCGGCACCCGGTGCCGGTGTTGGACTCCTCGAACCGGAGGAGGATGCCGATGTGGATGTTGTCGCGCTGGTCGTCGGGGAGCGGCGTGGCGAACTTCCACACGTCCACGAGTTGACCGGTGGACACGGCGAAGTCAACGGCGTCGTACAGCGCGTAGTAGAGCGCTTCGAACGTGTCCGACAACGCGTCCGGCGCGGGGGTGTCGGCGCCCAGAATGGCGCGGGCGGCGTCGACGCGGTTGGCGTAGGCGCCGGTGCGCCACTCGTCCAGCATGGCGAAGAGGTCTTGCGCGGTGTCGGACTTCGGGCCGTAGCCGTGGTTGTCGACGCCCATGCGGTTCGCCGTCTTGTAGACGAGCGCCATGTGCTTGTCAGCGATGCGCCGGTGTTCGTCCCACGCCGGGCCGGTGAGGTCGGAGGCGTAGGCGGCGAGCCGGGCGTAGGTCTTGGCGCCGTTGATGGTCTGTCGGGCGCGCATCGTGGCGAACGGTTCGAGGACGGGGACGGCGAGCGCGTCGGCGCCCTCTTCGGTGTCGGCCTTCCACTGTTCGATTGCTTTGGCGACGCGCTCGGCGTCCCCGGCGGGTTCGTTGCCGACGACGCCCGCGACGGCGGCGACGCGGGCCATGTGGCGGTCGTAGGTGTCGGCGTCGATGGTGCCCGCGAGGCGTTCGCGGTTGAGCGCGTCCACGCATCCCAGAAGGTGCATGTTGTCGAAGGCGTACCACTCGTAGTCGTCGCCGTCGTCGTGGCCTGCGAGCGCGGTGAGCATACGGCCTTCGTTGATGTCGGCGGCGCTCCACGGCCGCGGGTTGGTGATGAGCCCGTTGTCGAGTTCGATGCGGACGGCGCTGGCGCGCCGGGCGATGCTGGCCGCGAGGGTTTCGACGGCTTCGAGCGCTTCGGCGAGCGTGATGGCGTACACGGAGTCGACGGCGGTGGGGACGACGGGGGGAGCGTCGCCGACGGCGACGGCGGCGGCGGCGTCCAGGTGGAGCGCGAGCGCGTCGTGGAGGGGTCGTTCCCGGTCGGTGGCGTCCTCGAACGGGCACGCCTTCGCCAGGCGCGCGAGCGTGTCGGCGTCGTTGCCGACGGCTTCGAGGGCGCGGTGTGCCTTCGTGATGTCCAGGTAGCGGTTGAGGTCGGTTTGCGAGGTCATGGTGGTCCCATTCGGGGTCGGGGCCCCGCCGAGCTGGCGGCGGGGCCCGTGGCGGTGTCAGGCGGTGTGGAACTCGGCTTGCGGGTCGGCGGCCGCGGCGGCGGCCTCCTGTTTCTTGAGCACTTCGATGCGGCGCGTGGTGAGGTTGTGGAGGTGTTGGCCGTCCTTTGCGGACAGCTTTCCGGCCTCGCACTCACCCTTGATTTCGTCCCACACGAGGCGGAGCGAGTCGTTGTTGCCGGACGCCTCGATGGCGCCGCGGTAGTAGGTGACGCGCTCGGGGTTGTCGTCGGCCCACGGGTCGTCGTCGGCGCTGGCGCGGCGGCCGGACACCTTCGGGGCGGCCTGGCGCTGGCGCGGCGCGGCGTCCTCGCGGCCGGGGGCGGCGACTTCGTACACGTCGTGGTCGGGGTCGCGATCCTCGGTGGGGATGGCGAACACTTGGAGGAGCATGGTGCGCATGGCGACGCTCATGGCCTTCGCGGTCGACTTGTCGCCGGTGTCCATGCCCTCGCCGGGGATGGGGCCCACGGTGTACTCCGAGCCGTCGGCGGCGGAGGTGAAGCGGTAGCGGACCTTGACGACGGTGTTCATGAGGCCGCCGCCGCCGTTCGAGGTGAACCGGTTGTGCGTGGATTCGACCAGCTCGGGGGAGATGAACAGGCAGTGCGAGCGGAGGAGCGGCGCCAACACGTTCATCACGTCATCGATGCCGCGGAACTTGAAGTTCCCGTGCTCCGACCGCTTGTCTTTCCCGATGGCCCCGATGGCGTTCATGACCTCGCAGATAGCGCCGATGACGCCGGGGACGGATTCGCGTTCGATGATGGGCACCACCTCGCGCTCGGGGGCGGCGGGGGTGTGCTCCTCGGGGGTGGGGTCGGG